TCTATCCAATCTTGCATATTCTTACCTGCCGTATGCTCTAAATTAAGCATTTTTTTGCCTGTAGGGTATGTATTAAATATAGTGACTTGAATTCCTGTAATCTTAAAATTACCTGTATCAAAAATTATCCAAAGATGTGCTTGGCTATTAAGAATATCATAGTAAATATCTTCTAATCTTGTCCTTCCCCCTGAACGGCTAGCAGATTTCTTTAAGAAATTTTCTATTCCATTCCAAACTAGAGGCAAGCTATCAACAGGAACTAATGAGAAATCATATACTCCTGAAGCTTCCTCTTTTATTGCTGCTTCATTCATGCAGGCAATACCTTATTTACATTAATTCTAGGTGCTTGAGTAGTGCCTCCAGTCTTAGCTTGCCTTACTCTATCCATCATGTTGTAAAGTTCTTTAGAACCAGCATCTGAACTTCCATCACCAAGCATAGATACTACGTCAGCAGGAACAATAAACTCGTCTTGAGATACAGCTATTCTTTCTTTATCGCCTATCATACCTCTTAAATCGTCATCCATTCCCCCTTCGCCATCACCTCTGATTAAACCTTCTGTTTGTGCATCAGGCACTATAGACTCAAGCACTTGCTGTCTAAGTTGCATAAAAACTTCGCTTCCATATTTATCTATAAACATATTTAAAGCTTCTTCGTTTTCATTTTCACCTAAAACAAATTTAACTACTTCTTGAGTAAGTGGATCATTGTTTATATCAGCCATACCACCTTCTTGAAAACCAGTTACTCCTCCAGAAGCCATCATTCCTTGTCTGGCGTTAATCATATTTCTTAGATTTCTTCGAGTAGGTTGAGTTCGTGTTGGTTTTTTAGCAACAGATGCTGGTGCTGGTCTTGCTGCTATGCTTTTTGCTATTTGATCTGCTCTTGCTAACTCAGCTTGTTCTTGTTCAAATGTTTTACCGCCACTTTCAGCAAAGGCTTTTTGTAAATTAGCTGCCATTGCTGCATTTTTAGCTTTTTGTATTTGTCCTTGAGTTACTGGACCTTGCGCTTGAGCCAACTCTAATTCTAATTGTGCATCCGTAGCTGCTTGTTGTAAGTTTTGATCTACAGATAATTCAGGCATTGCTTGTTTTATTTTCTCTATTTCTTTAGGTGATGTAATCATCTCTTTAGGTTCTACTGGAGCTGGAGATATAGGTAATATTTCTGGAGCTGTTATTGGTAATCCAGTAGCAGTTATAGGTGATGCAGTTTTTGGTATTTGTCTTCTATTAGGAACTAAATCTTCTGCTGGCAGAAGTGTAGGAGCAACAGATGGCGGTCCTAATTGCGGTGTTAATTGCGGTGCTACAGGTGAAGCAGGTGCTAATGTTGGTCCAGATGCTGCCACATTCTGCAAAGGTATAGACGGAGCTATCGGTGTTCCTCCTGTTGGTGGTGTTTCTACAGCTTGAGGTAATGCTAAACTCGGTACAAATCCAGTGCCAAGGTCAGTTCTTGGTAATGCCATAGCTGGCTCTACAGACATATCAACTGGTGGTGTTATAGGTTGTTTATTGGTATCAAATCCACCTTCTAATTCTAATGGAATAAAACCACGTTCATTTTGTTTAAGAGCCTGTATAGGTGAATCAAAATAATCTAAAGCAGCACTAAAGTCTGGCTCATTAGTTTGTGGAATATTTATTTGAGGTAGAGCTAATTCAGATTCAGTCATTAAAGATGCACCTACTTCTGGTATATTTATTTGGTTTTGAGCTAATTGTGGTATAGAAACTTCTGGTATATTTATTTGAGATAAATCTACTTCAGGTGCAGCCATTTGTGCTTGTGCAATTTGAGCTTGTGTAATTTCTGGTATATCTATATTTGGTGTAAAACCTAAATCATTAAAATTTTCACCAAGACCTAAATCATCTCCTGTAATTGGTACAAAGTTATTATTAACTTCATCAAAACCTGCACCTACACCAATTTCTTTTTCAGGAATATTAAATTGATCTAATATATTTCTAGAATCAAATATTCCATTTTCATACTGATTCACTAATGATTCAAAATCCATACCACTAAAATCTATATTACTTAAATCTATATTTCCTATGTTAGGAATATTTATTCCTCCGCCATAATCAGGCAAACCAATTTCAGGAATACCTATATCAGGTAGCTGTGGTTTCTCAAATATAGGTGGAGGAGTAGGTCCTTTTCTGAATTTTAATCCTTCTGGTGCTTCTCCTGTGTAAGCAGCATATGGATCAATAGATGTTTGTGGTGCTATATAGGCTTGTCTGCCTCCATAACCGCCTTTAGAGCCTTCATATGTATCTACTCCTAAAGAAGGTGCACCTGCTTGTAAACTTGACGCAGGAGCTGATATCGTGGCTGGATTAAAATACATAGTTTCAGGTGAAAAACCTGCCATAAAATTAGGATTAACCTGATAAGCTTGTCTTGCTGGCGCAAATATTTGTGGCAACTCTCCACCTATATTATCAGGTAACTCGCCAAATCTACCGCCTTCATAATAACCAGTTCTTCCACCTTCTGCTGAGTAAAGAATAGGTTCAGGATTATCAAGAAGATTTTGCTGTCTACGTCTTCTATATTCTTCTTCACTTTCACCTAGCATTCTTTCAAAAGCTTCTTGTGATTCCATTATTCCAGTACCGCCCATACCTATACCTGCTGGTATGTACGCCATAGGGTCTGTAAGACCTGTAGCTAAATTACCGAAACCTTCACCAATAGTGTTATCTGTAAAAGCATCTTTTAAAGCATCTACACCAGTGCCTGTATAAGCATCTGCTGCTGTTCTACCAGCTTGTGCTATTGATGGTTGTAAAGATGCTAGATTTCCTTGCATTGCTAATTGACCTGCTGGATTTAAAGCTTCAGCTCCTAGTTGAGATGCCAATGTAGGATCAGTAGAAGCTATATTTAATAATGTTGGGTCTGTAATGCCTAAATTAGCAGGATTAGTTAAAGCTGCTTGTGTTGCTGCATCTGTTGCTGTTTGTGTTGCTGCTGCTGTTGCATCTGCTCCAGCTTTAGCTGCTCCTGCACCTTGCATAGCAGTTCCTAGTCCATATCCTGTTAAACCAGCCAATAGTCCTTTTTTAAGATCACCTGTAGCTGCCCATTGTGCAAGACCTGAACCTAAAGCACTTGCTCCTAAAGCACCCATGCCACTAAATAATGTTGGTCCTAACATAGAACCTATTATTGGTGCTAAGAAAGGTAAGAAAGCTTCTGGTTGTCCAGTTTGTGGATTAACAGTTAAAGGCATTGCTGATGCTAATCCTCGCACTTCTGCTGGATTAACGTGCATAAGCATAGAATCGCCATAGCGACCCTTAGAAGCTATATTTTTAACTTGTCTCTGGATTTCATTCATTATCTTTCCTCTTTTGTTTCGCAGCCGAATACATTAAAACTCATATCTACTGCGCTTGTATAAACCTTTAATACATCCGTTTGATTAAGCGTTATACCTATAACTATAGCTAGCGAATCATTAGCTGCAACTGATTTGTCATAGTATAAATACTGTTTATCGTCTGCACCTGCTCCAGCCACATGAACACTTAGTCTAAAAGTTATAGCCGAACCCGTTCTGTTAGCTGCCATAATAGAACTAATTGTGGTCTGCGTCATATCAGGAACAGTATATAAAACTGTTGTGGTTGTAGCGGAAGGGTCTAATTGACCTAATACTTTTAAGCTATCAGCCATGCTTTAACCCCATTAATAAAAATTGATGTCTTTTAGAAGCTTTGCTTGTTACTGTAGACTGCATTCGCTGTATAGTTGTTATTTTAACATTTAAGTCTTCTATCGCTTGCTCAATGGTTCTGCGTGTAATAGCTTCATTATTAGCATCATAATCTAAATTAACCATAGGTAATGCTAGCGTTTTAATATCAGCCATTATCTTTTCCCATCTGGTCTAATTTCCAATCTCAAATCTCCTAAACGCCAACCAAAGTCACTAGACGAATTAGATATACGCATAGCTGCTTGTCTGCTTCTAGCTCTAGTATTCTCAAAAGTAGAAGCTGGAGTTACATTTATAGTTTGTAAAGTAGACAAATCTTGCAAAGGATAATCTCTACCTTTTATTGTAAAAGTAACAGTATCACTTGTTGTTTGTTGATTTCTAAATTCTATATCAGGTATTAACTTAGATATAAAAGTAAAGTTTTCTCCATCAGGAGCTAAATCAAAATCACTTGATTCTATATATGCAGTAAAGGCATTTGCTCCATCTCCATGACCTATTTCATGGCTATAAACATAATTTAAATTTGAAGTATCATTTTTACTAGCACCCATTGGATTTTCATATATAGATGCTTCACTCCAAGCAGTTCTCACAAAGTTATCAGTAGTTGTTCCTATTGACCAAGTTTCTTCTAAATAGTTATATATAACGTATTTATCAATTTCTGTACTTGTTCCTGAAGGGTAAAACCAAATTACTTCATTCACTCCTGCATTTGAACCTCCAATAACTTTATAAGCCTGATCTTGATTTAAATCAGATAAAACATAATCCAACACAGTACAAGGCAATCTTTGTGAAGTTCCTGAATAAACATGGAATCCATCACGATCCATAAAATACACTCTATTATTGGCACTTGTAGCAGAATTAGGTGATATTAAGCTAACGCCTTCAGCTACTTCTGTAAAACTAAATATAAAAGGCTCACCCACAAAACGCATTGAAACTATGCCAGAATCTGTCCAAATAAGTATTTCTTGTCTGGTTCTTAATGCACCTACAATTGTAGAACCTTGTGATAATTGCACACCGCCAGCCTGATTAGTGGCTGTAGGTGTCCAATCTACTGCACTTTCTCTATCTGAAAATCTAATTAATAAAGGATCAATAGCAGAACTTCCTATAGGATTAGAACCAAAAGCTATAACGTGCTTATCAACATCAGATGTCATAATTTGTAAACAAGCCGTAGGAACATCACTAGCTCCAGACTCTGATGACAATGCAACGGCTCTAGCGGTTAATCCATCTGATTTATCCCAAAAGTATATACCACCAGCTCTAGGTGCAGCTATTGTATCGTCACCAAAGTTATCTATTGTCCACAGTCTTAATTGATTAGTAAGTGTTAAATCTCCTGCCGAACCAAATGTACCTGCTCCCCATGTATTTACACCCCAACCAGTACCCCTTACATAAACATCTAAGCCAGAATTAATTTGATACGCTCCAACTACGGAACTACCTCCGTTACCACTGTCACTACCATTAGCAGTTACTGTATCTCCGTCTGTGTCTTTAGCGGTTATTGTGTAAGTATTTATTGAGGAGACTCCATCTATTTGATATTCTTGATTGAGAACATCGGCAGTAACTAATCCCCCTAAAGTGGCAGCACCACTGAAAGTTACAAAATCTCCCGTTACTGCACCATGACTTGCATCAGTTACAGTTATAGTTGAACTACCATTACTCGCAGAAAAGGTAACATCTCCAGCAGAAGTTGTTGCTCTTAAAGGAGTTATGTCGTAGTAAACATCACCATTTAAGTTATAAAGTTTTTGATGAGTGCCTAAGATAACAAACGAATCACCATTTACTGCTTTGTATGGATAAAGTTGTCTGCAAGTTCCAATATAAGAATCTGTTGTAAACTTATTCCAGCCTCCTATCCTTTCTGGTTTACCTTTGCGAAATCTTACTTTATCAGCATCAAACCAACCACCCTCATTTGAGTAGTTTGTTCCTTCTTTATTTATTCCTGGTTTGAAAACATATTTAGCTAAAGCCATTGTTAGACCTCAATCCATTCTTTACCTTCAAACAAAAGAGCTTCAGCTTCTCTTCTTCTTATTAATCCTTGCAAAGTCTTTCCTCCTGCTTTATTCCATCGTTTTATTTGACTAGGAACTAAATGATAGTCACCAGCATTAAGTAATTTTAAAAGAGTTGAATCATTTAAGTTAGTTGGTCCTAAGTTATAGACCCAAGCACATAAAGCATCAAATTGATTTTGCTCCAAAGGAACTTTGACCATATCATTTATATATCCCTCATATTCAGGCATTTCTTCAATTAATAAATTTTCTGCTTCATCTTGATTAATGCTATCTCCCTCTTTAACTTGCTTGGTATGTCCATAACCTATTGTCCAAACTCCTACTGAATCTTGATAGGCATCTAATTTACATCCCTCAAACCTTTTTATTAAAGATAAACCTTCTTGTGATATATTCATATTACTTCCCTTCATTGGGTTGATTCGTAGTAACCTTCCTATAATAGACAACAACTTGTTTAAGTTCATTTATATATCTTTTTAACTCCTGCATATTGTATGACATGATTTCATAATCAGGCACAGACATAGCAAAAAATACTACTTGTCCATGCTCCTTCTCAACTCTTTGCAGAAATTCTTCTATATTTTTATCAGAAACCACATACCAGTAAGGTTCTTTTAAATCTATCTCTCTAGGCATAACAGGCTGTGCTATCTGCCTTTCTAAAGCTTTTGTTGTTATTTGTACGTTTTGTTTACTGGGAAACAGACTGCAACTGGAGACCATCATCAAGGTCATCAATATTGCGACTGTCTTCTTCAATGCTATCAAATACATTTTTTGTTCCTTTATTGACTTTAGGCTCTAATAAAGATGGCTTTGCTGCTGCAAGCTTCGTTAAATCATGTCTTTTAAATATGTCTAGATATCTAGACATTTCAACCTGTATAGCTTGATTTTTACTTTGTATCTCTAATAAACCTTCTGTTTGCACTTTGAAATCATTTTGCAAAGATTCTATAGCAGCTTTCTGTTCTTGGTCTCTTAGTTCAAATGCTTGGTTTAAAGCAGATAAACGCGCATTCTCATTCCATAAGAAATAACCAATTATTAATAAAACTACAATTACTCCAGACAAAATTTTACTCATATTCTATGCCCATGTATAAACCTGTAATGGTTTAGCTTTTCCTTTAACCTTTATCGGTTCTAATAATTGTAGCTTAAAATCAACATTTTTTGCAGTTTCTTCACCAATTAATACACCAACTCCTGCGATCTTCGTACTTGATTCTAATCTTGCAGCTACATTACAAGGGTCGCCAATTAGACTAAATGCAAATCTATCCGTAGCTCCAAAGTTACCAGCTATACAAACTCCAGAATTAACTCCTATACCAATAGCCATTTCAGGTATGCCTTCTTCCTTAAATTTAATGTTTAACTGGTCAATATTCTTTTCTATCTCTTGTGCTGCCTTTAATGCTAATGTGTGATGATCTTCTTGTGGAATAATAGTATTCCAATGAAACATACCCGCATCACCAATAAATTTATCAGTACATCCATAATATTTATTTGCTGCTTGTACTTGTGCATCTAATACAGCGTTCATTATGTATGTGACCATTTCAGGTTCAACTGATTCAGATAAACTTGTAAACCCTCTTAAATCAGTAAATATAATAGAACAATCAACTCTTTTTCCATTTACCTGACACAACTCAGGATTATCTTGTAATTTTTTAACCATTCTTGGGTCAAGGTATTTACCAAATTGTGCCTTAATCTGCTGTCTAAGCTTATATTGCTCCCTAAAACGTAAATAAAATGCTGTTGAAGCTGTTATAAATTGAGATATTAAAGCCCAAACTACATCAATTAAAAGCCCTTGCTGTATAAAATAATAACCACTACCTGCTGTAAATAAAAATAATAAACCAGTTATAGATATTCCTAATGTTATTCCAAAAATATTTATTAGATACCATGCCAAAATAACTGTTATTCCAAATATTAATATTTCAACAGCTATACTCCAATCAGGAACATAAGGACTATTTTCTATTAATATGCTTTCAGCAAGTGCTGCTTGTATTTTATGTGGCTCTAATAACCCACCATTAGGAACTGCTATCTGAGGCATTATGCCTTTTGCAGTAAAACCAATGAATACAAACTTATCTTTAACATTCATCTCAGCTAAATCTGTTTGTGGAGTATTCACGAAACTTATCCACTTGCGACCTAAAACATCTGTTTTGACTGGATTTAAGCCCTTAACCCTAATTTCTTCTATACCATTATCATTCGTCTTTATAATATAAGTATCTGCACCTGTTAAAACTTTTAATACTTCTATTCCGTATGAGGCTACCCATCCGTCAGGTGTTCTTAATAACAGTGGTAATCTTCTTACAAGCGAATCTACTTCTGTTCTAGCTACTGCTATTCCCTGATTAGCGTTTTGTTTAAGTATATCTATGTTTTGAATAACGCCTTGTGCATCTATACCACCTTTGTCATCTCCCATAATGACTGTTCCAGTAGTAGGTGGATAATTTCCATTATCATTTTCAAACATTGCCAAGATACTTGGTGCGTAAGATAAGGCTTTAGAGAATTCTTTATCTCCGCCAAATCTATCTGGTTGAGGAAAGGCGACTACCCAACCGACACCTATCGCTCCACTATTTAAAATTTCTATCTGTATTTCAGCGAGCCTTTGTCTACTCAGTGGATAGCCACCTTCTCTAGTTATATCATCTTCTGTTATGTTTAGTACAGTAAAATAACCTGAAGGCTCTTGCTCTGGTATTAAAGCATCAAAGGTTTTAAGTTTAAGTATTTCATAAGGTTTAAACTCATAAATTATTGGCAATCCTAATATTAATAATATAGCTAGAGGTAAAAACCGCTTAATCATACTGAGTAATAGTTAAAGTCTTTGTGCAATTGGTTACGCAGTTGTAGGTCGCTGTAAAACTTTTATCTGTTGCTCCGCTTTGAGTTACTGCCACGTTGTAATCGTCTTTATAGAAATTAAGTCTGGCGGTATGGTCTCCTGAGCCTGATTGATTTATAGACGCTGTTCCATCATCTGCGTCTGAATACCAAAATATATCTGCATCATGGTCTCCTGAGCCTGATTGTGTAATCGTTGTGGTATTACCATCAGCGTAGTTGTAGTTATAGACGTAAGCGTTATGTTGTCCTGTTCCTGATTGTGTAATGGTTGTAGTGGCATCATCTCCAAATGCAAGAATTTTTGCATACTTATTATTTCCAGTTTGAGTTATTGAATAGTTTGTGTCATCTCCTGCCATTAATATCTCGCCATGATTGCTGTCGCCTGTCTGCGTAACAGTGCCTGTATTGTCGTCTTTGTCTAGGTCAAGATACCCATAATTGTTATCACCATCTTGAGTTATGTTGAAAGTGTTATCTGAGTGATTAGACCATTGAGAATATGCTTTAGTCGTATTTCCAGAACCAGTGGTATTTAAATTGATTGTTGCCCTAGTACAGGTGTGTGTTTGGTAAACTCCGTTACTTAAACCACAATAGACTGTGGCATTATTTGTATACCCTACTTGCTTAATGTTAATGATGGAGTCATCGCCTTTCTGCTGAATAGTAGTTGTATTATTTCCAGCAAACAAAGGAAAACTAATCAGACTGATTAATAATAATCGTACCATCTCCTCCTCCGTTCACTGTTATATCTATAAATTTACCAGCAGATAATATCTGTATGTTGTAAGCACTCCTTTTTTCTATTTGTAAGTCTATTGTATTTTCTACACTTCTAAAGAAAGTAAGCATCTCTCCATCCACAAAAGAATAGGTTTGTGCTTTAGCGTCATATCCAGCAGTTATACCTTCTATAGTTACATCTCCAATCTTAGAAACCCTTTCTTCACCTTCTATGAAAGCTAATAAATCTATTAAGAAATCTACACTTAATAAATCTATCGACAGTCTATCTATCTCTAGTTCATCTTCGTCTAGTTCATCTTCATCAAAGTTTTCTTCTAGGAAATCCACATCCAATACATTGGTGCTTTTAGTGTTTTGTTCATCTACCGCTTCTTGTACCTGATCTGGTGGATTAACTATTAAAAGGTTATTAATCAATCCTAGTGTCATATTTACTAAAGTGACTGGTTTGGTAGGGGGTGCTTCAGAAACGCTCACCATAGTCGCTTGAAAGGGCTTATTTAGTATTTCTACACCTGCTGCTGTCTCTACAGTTATTTCTCCTGAACTTGTTCCGTCTTCATCAGGCAATAATATAATTAGACTTCTACCTATTTCATCTACTGTTGTTGTGAAATCTGTGCCACGAATGGAGATGTCTGCACTTGGCGTTTTAATAGAAATATTCTTTTTATCTATCCTACCTAGCTTCCCAGTAATAAATCTAGCCGTACCACTAGCCATCCTAAGAGCCAATTTAGATTTACTAGGATTAGGGTCATAGATGTATTCATCTACAACTATTTTGGAATGTTCCGTTAGTTTTAATACAGAATCATCTAAAAACTGTATAGCCATACGACCATTGCCAGTACGCACATCATCATTACTGAGTATGCCTAGAGATAGTTCAGCTAATAGCTTATCTCCGTTTTGACTGCGTAACACCTCTCCATTGCCCCGTAATTCTGATATTGAACCTATATCTGCATATAAAGAACTAGATAATAATCCTATTAGCAACCAGTAGTGCATTGGTCAATATTAATAACACCGCTTGTCGAGGCAGCAACTATATTGATTGTATCAGTTACACCTGATGCACTTGTGGTTTGGTCAATATCTATATTATTAGAATCTCCAGTTATACTAGCCGTTATTGATTTATCATCTGTTCCAATCTGAGTCACGTCTATATCGTTGGAATTTCCGTCAATAGTCCAATTATTAACTGCTCCTATAACTTCACTTCTGATGTTTAAATCATTGGTGTTACCAGTTATAACGGCATCAAAGTTACCGCCTGTTGCTGCACTTGTACTACCTTGTAACCAAGTCAATATGTTAGTATTACCTGTAGCGCTATAGTCAAAGTCAGAACTTGATACAGAACCACTTCCCCCTGCTGTAAGTGTACTCGTATTGGAATCTCCGATTTGGTACATAGTCCAACTAGAGCTTCCTGCTTGAGCAATGGAATTAGCCAAAGTGTTTGTGTTTCCTTGCTGCTTTATATCAGCAGTTATTGAAGCACCTGCAAATGTAGACCTAGCGGCTGAAGTACCTACCTTATTTGTGTTTCCAATCTGGTCAATAGTTAGATTAAACGCACCACCACCTGATTGTGTAAGATATATATCATTATTTCCTGCTAAAATAACAGGTGACACGAGTAATAATATTAATTTTATTAGATTTTTCATTTTTCCTCCTCGCTTAGTTGCGAATAATCAAAATCCCATAGTTCTTGTTTAAGACCTTCTTTAACTAGGGAGTAAACTGCTGTTTCTATAGCGGCTCTAGTTGCATATCCTACTGCTTCTGTTTTAGTATATCCAGTTTCTACCTCAACTAATTCAGTTCCTAATTCAGTAAATCTAAATACATCCCTGCTTACTCCTGCACTCAATATAGTTTTACTAACTATTGTATTTAACATAACTTCACCTGTTTGAACTAAAATAGCCCGCAGAGAAACAGTTACATCATCTACTCTGTATTGGTTTGTATTGCCAATACCTAAATATCTAGCACCATTTCCACCTGTTTTAATATCAGTTTCATAAGAAATGATACCGCCTTCTAAAATGATACCTGCATATAGGATAGGTTTCAGTTTATTAGCACCTTTTCCATCATAGGTTTCTCTTGTTGATTTAATTAATTGCCTTTCTTTAGTAAGATTATTTAAACCAACTCTTTCTACCACTACAAACCATTTTCCACTTCCTGCATTCTTTAGCGCATCAATTAAGTAATTGTCAGCACCTTGAGTAACTGCTGTACTAAATAAAGCCATTTTATTTGAAGGCTTGCGCTGACCAGTTAAGTCATCAAAAGCATATACGGCTATAACTGCTTTCTGATTCGGTTTAGGTAAGTCTAACAGTTTTTGTAAAGTTACTCTTTCTACTCTGGCATCTTCAGGGCAGGTAAGTCCATATATTAAACACTTATCTGCTCTAGGCGGTGCGAATGAAGCACAACCTGTAATTGCTAGTATTAGGATTATATTCCACAGTCTGCGGTACATATTCCAAATATTCCTATCGGTATTTTCACTTCTGTTATTGAGCCATCTTCTGCTATAACAGTTAAGGTTATGTATTCTCCGTCATTGGAGAATGATATTTGATTGCCTTCTAATTCTATTGTTCCACCAGTACCGCCATCTTCATCAAATAACATATCTGATATATCCCTTGAGAGATTACTGAAGATACGGCTTTGTAGATTGTTTAAAAACTTATTAAGTGTGCTGTTCTCTATTTCTCTTTCTATTTCTTCTAATTCTGATTGTATTTTCTCAGCCAGTTCATCTCGTCTTTTGGTTTCTTGCTCATCTATAGTTAGATAATGTGCTGAAGCCCCTACGCCACTAAAGCTAGGGTTTTTAAACTCATGTACTAAAGGAGAAGCCGTAACCTTCCCAGTGTACAAAGATATAACCACCATGACAGCTACAGTAATAAGGATAGAAGATATAAACAATATTTCTCCAATATAGTCTTTTTGCTTATTAGTCTTTTCTTTGGTCATCTCGATCTGCCTTTGCAATTTTACTGCTATCTATTAATTGTGGCACACCTAAGATTGTTTTAATTAAAGTATCTTGTCTAATTATTTCATTGTCTAAACTTCTGACTCTATCTATAAGTGCCACTAATATTCCGTGCTGTGAATCTAATTTTGTTCCCAATCTAGCTTCCATTTGTTCTATCTGATCTGCAACTTTATCATCCAATACATCTAATTTAGTTTCCATGCCGTCAATAATTCTATTGATGAGTTTCCAGATAAAGAAGCCTAGTCCTAGTGCAGCAGCTATTGGGAAACCAACTTCATTTATAAATTGGACAGCTTGTTCCATTATTTAACAGGCTCAAATAATCCCAATTCTATTAATCTTGTTCTATTTGCAGAATGTACGGCTTCTATAGCTTCTTTACTTTGTCCAAAGTAAGCAGCAGCGTGATAGTTATCTATCATTGACTGGTTAATATTTTTTCCATCTACAATTATATTACCTAAAACTCTACCAAATTTACCTCTAGAATCTTTTAGCTTAGTTTGGATTACTACTTTTTTTCCTGTATCTATAGCATCTTTTAAGAAAGCTCCAGCCATTTTTCCTCTAGCTTTCTCATCCAAGTTACGAGTGCGTGATTCGGGAGTATCAATGCCATATAAACGAACACGGCACTTATGAAGAATGCTGAAGCCAAGGTCCAATACAACATCCACAGTGTCACCATCAACAACTCTTTCAACTTTACAAGAATATTCATACATTTTTATCTATCCTAAATATTTTGCTGCAACTACTGATGCTACTATAAAAGGGTAAACAGCCCAAAGCATGATTTCTAATTTATCAAATCTCTTTGAACCAGCTTCTAACCTAGCATCAAGGCTTTTATGTAAAAGTTTACACTCTCTTTCGTGAGCTTCTATAGCATTAAGAGCATCTTTTACAGTTGCCATTTATTTTTTAGCTGCTTTATCTTTAGCTTTACCTATATTAAGAGCAAGTAGATCAACAAACTTATACAGTTTGCCAACCCAAACATCGTCTTTAGGCGTTGGTGTTGAAGCTGCTATTAAACTAGCAACAGTTACGATTATAGTTATCCAAGTTATTGCATTAACTACCATTTCCATCTTCTTCTCCTTCTTCTGTTTCTGTTGGTTGTTCTAACGTCTCTTCAGCGACTTCTTTAGAAGCCTCAATAAAAGCGTTTTGGAATACTGACATACTGGCAGCTACTTGGTCTAATTGGAATCTTAGACTGGCTTCTTTATTTCTCAAATCCAGTAATTGTGAGTGCAAGTATGTTTGTTCTTCGGACAACTCCGATACTTTTACCTCTTTATCGTCTATAAAGACTACGGCTTCTTCCGTCATATTTTCTCCTAGTTTGCTGCTATATAAGCTTTACCAGTTGTAACGGCTGCAACGTGAGTAGTTTTTTTACTATCTGCTGCTCCTTTTACATCTGGAGTTTCATCATCTGAATCAACAGGTTCATAAGCTAAGATAATTTCTAAGTGGTCAACATTACGTTGCACCATGTCATTTATATCAGCTTGTGCCATATCTGTGTCTGCGTCTGCTGTTCCGCCAACATAAGTTGATTTTTTGCCATTAGTTTTAATGTCATTTATCAAGGTTACGCTATCGCTGCCTGCCGCTAAACATTCTGTTACTGTTTGTGCCATTGTTTTCTCCTTTATTTATTATTAAGTTTATCTTCTAATTCTTCGACTTTTGCCGAAAGTTCTTTGACTGCATTAATAAGAGGTGTAATAAACATTTCTCTTGAAAGCACTTGACTTCCATCTCTACGCTCTTTCCAACCTCCAAACGTATCTACTCCTTCTTCATCTAACGCTTCTTTAACATCTTGTGCAATCATGCCGTGTATTACAGCATCAAGATTCATTTGATTTTCTTCGTTGTAATCATCCCATTCTTTAGGAAATTCATTACTAGGTTTCCATTGGAAAGTTACAGGTTTTAAATTGTTTATGAAAGATAATCCTAAGTTGTCTTCATTAATATTTCTTTTCTTTCTTATATCAGAAGTTCTAGTCCAAGCTGCATCCGTATCAAATTCATTTTGTATAACATTACTAGCTTGTCCTATTGTGACCTGACTATTTTCACCACCAGTTATATTGTTACCAATTACAATTTGATTTGCTCCACCTGTTGCGGATATATCAGTAGCAAGCCCAATACATACATTTTGTAATCCACCGATTATGGAATCTCCCGCTTGCGCTCCAACAGCCACGTTAGAGTGACCTGTAGTGCATGCTTGGAGTGCTGCTTGACCAACGGCTGTGTTATTATTAGCTGTGGTGTTCGCAACCAAAGCCTGTTCACCTACAGCAGTATTACTACTACCAGTTGTGTTTGCTTCTAAAGAACTTCTGCCTAAAGAAGAATTAAACGTGCCTGTGGTATTTGCACTTAAAGCATAATATCCAATACCTGTGTTATAAGCTGCTGTGGTATTTGCATCTAAAGCATAAGCACCAACTGCCACATTACTCGCTCCTGTAGTGTTTGCTACTAAAGAGTGATGTCCAACTGCGGTGTTATTATCTGCGGTAGTAGCAACTGCTAATGCTCCATGCCCAACTGCGGTATTTGCATCTCCTGTTGTATTAGTTCCTATAGCATTTTTACCAACACCTACGTTTTGGTCTCCTG